AGGCTAAAACATGGACATGGGCCACAGGCGAAACATTAAAGTTTCGTCATATAATGCGGCCCTCAGAATATTGGAATTATCATGGCCACTGTCTCAAAAATGGTGATGTACTTACGCCAACAGGTTGGAGAGACATCAAGAACATTAAAGTAGGTGACATTGTGTACGCTGTAGATGAAAATAGAGACCTCATACCTATGCCTGTGGCGACCAAGACCGAAGAGGATTATGATGGTGATTTAGTTGTTCACGAAGGCCGTGGATCATTTATGGAATTCACCCCCAACCACAAAGTTGCGGTCGTGCAGGATGATGGTACGCTCAAACCCACAAAATACAATTCCTTGGGCCATGAGGTAATAATAGCAGCTAATGTAAATTACCGCGGTGGAGCACATGTTGAGCAGGTAGATATTCCACAAGCACTAAGAAATCCAAGATATACCACCAAATATAAGAATCAACCCCTCACTGTAACCGGTGATGACTTCGCCGAGTTTATGGGCTGGTTTTTATCCGAGGGGTCAACTGTCACCTCTAATCTTCAAGTAGGAGTAGGTCAGCAAAAAAAGAAAAATAGAACCTGGATTGCCGACCTTCTGCTGCGGATGGGTATTGAGTTTGGAAGCAATAAAACTGGATTTATCTTTAGCAGTATAGATTGGTGGACATATCTAAGACCTTTCGGCAAGTGCCGTGACAAATTTGTACCAGAGATCATTAAGAACATGAACGCCAGGCAACTTAGATTATTCTTCAACGCAGCAATGGCGGGTGATGGGTCATGGCAGAAAGATAACGCGTATTACTTCACGACCTCAAAACAATTGGCGGACGACATGGCTGAGATAGCAGTCAAGCTTGGATATAAGGTATACGTCAGCTCAAGACAGCGTGACAGTCGTGAGGGCCTATCATATACTATCACTTGTCGTGGAAGCAAGCGGCGTGACATAAAGCTACGCACTGATGTGCGTTGGAAAAGAGGTAAACCGCTGTCAGCTAAGATTCAAGTCCAACGCGAACACCATAAAGGCAAGGTTTATTGCATCGGACTTGAAAAGCATCACATGTTTGTGATCCGGCAGCAAGGTTCCGTATGGGTATCAGGCAACTCTTATCCGTGGATAGGATTTGAAGAATTGACTACTTGGCCTAATTCAGAATGTTATACACCACTTTTTTCGTTGTGCAGATCTGCACACCCACAAGTAGCCAAGCTCTGCCGAGTCCGAGCGACCACAAATCCTTACGGCCCTGGGCATAACTGGGTTAAAAAGAGATTCAAATTACCGATGGCTGATGGAATGCTTCTCGGTACTGTCATTAGAGATACTCGCGACGTTCCTGTGGATGAGCTTGACAAGCCGCGAGTTGCAATTCGTAGCTCATTGGCTGAGAATAAGATTTTACTCCTGGCTGATCCAAGTTATGTTAATACTCTACGAGCTGCCGCCCGTAATCCTGCGGAATTGGCTGCATGGATCGAAGGCTCTTGGGATATTACGTCTGGTGGAATGTTTGATGATATTTGGAATGAGAAAATCCATGTTATTCCAAATATCCCATATATCCTACTTAGGAAATCAGGTTGGTTTATGAATCGTGCTTACGACCACGGATTATCAAAACCATTTTCAGTCGGATGGTGGGCTGAGAGTAATGGCAATCCAATTACGTTATTTAACAAAGAGTATGGCCAAGTAAAGGGTGATATATTTCTTTTCGATGAATATTATGGTTGTGCTAACGAGGATAATAAAGGTCTCAACATGACCGCCCAGGCTATTGCTCGTCAGATCAAAGAAAAAGAAAAAGAAATGGGTTTGCGTGGACGAATCAAGCGTGGCCCAGCGGATTCTTCGATCTTTTCAAAATACGATGGGTTGAAGACCGTAGCTGGTGACATGAAAAAAGAAGGTGTGTATTGGGACGATGTAGATAAATCCAAAGGCTCACGTGTGCAGGGATGGCAACAAATTAGAACGTTATTATCTGGAAGTATTCCAGTAGCTGGGGTAAGAGAGAATAAAGGTTTATTTATATGTGAACGCTGTACAGATTCTCGGCGAACAGTTCCATGTTTGCCACGTGATGATAAAAATTTAGATGATGTCAACTCAGATGTTGAGGATCACGCAGGTGACATGTGGCGGTATCGGTTTAGATGGACAAGACGTACTATTATTCAAAGGACTTGGTAAAAATGGCAAAAAAAGATGAAGCGACAGTAGCAACTACAAGTTTAGCTTATCAGGCTATGCAAAATCGTTGGTTTAAGATGGACACATTGCTTGCCGGAACCGAAGCAATGCGTGTTGCCGGCGAAGATATGGCCCCGCGTCACGAACATGAGACAAAGGCAAACTATGCTGATCGTATCGCTGGTAATGTATTATTTAATATGGTGGACTTGACGATTCGGATGTGGGTTGGTAAACCCTTTGGATGCCAAATTCAATACACAGATGATTTTGCCAGCCATCTCAACCCACTAATAAATGATGTTGATCTTAACGGCAATAATCTCGATGTATTTGCTCGTAGCTGGTTCAAAGATGGTGTTGCAAAAGCATTTAGTCATGTACTGGTTGAATTTCCTCGTGTTGAAATTGATCAGCCTCGATCAATGGCTGATGATGATCGAATGAATATCCGGCCATATTTTGTGCACATCAGGCCAGAACAACTTATCTTTGCATTGTCAATGAGAGTTAATGGTAAAGAAGTTTTGACACATATTAGAATTCAAGAAGATGTAGTGTCACTTGACGGGTGGGAAGAAGTTGTTACTACACAGATTCGAGTCCTCGAAGTAGATATGTATAATGCTGGTACAGATGATGAGCCAAATTTTGTTCAGAAAGTACGAGTGGATATTTATCAGCAAGACGAAAAAGAAGTTTGGCAGGTAGTAGAAACTTTCTGGATGGACATTGATTATATTCCGCTGGTGACATTCTATGCAGATCGTCAAGGCTTCATGGTAGGTAAGTCTCCATTGGACGATCTTGCTGACTTGAATATTCGTCACTGGCAGTCCATGTCTGATCAGATTTCGATCCTTACTGTAGCTCGATTTCCAATGCTCGCATGTTCAGGTGGAGATGATGAGGAAGGCCGATTGGTTATTGGGCCTAAAGAATGGTTGTATACTCCTGATCCTGCTGCTCGATTTTATTATGTCGAACATAAAGGTGCTGCGATTGAAGCTGGTCGAAAAGATCTTCAAGATCTTGAAAAGCGAATGCAATCATACGGGGCAGAATTTACAAAAGAGCGTCCTGATCGTGAATCAGCTTCTGCAAGAAATCTTGATTCAACCGAGGCTACGTCACCACTTCAAGATGTCACTTTCCGCTTCAATGATGCGATGAATAATGCGTTACGGATGATGTCTGATTGGATGAGAAAAAGTCACTCTGGTAGGGCGATGGTGCCGACTGAATTCACATCACCGGAAGCAGTTGAATTACAAACGTTATACAACACCTGGAACGAAGGTGGGTTAACCACAGAAGAATATTTGAAAGAGCTACAACGTCGTGGCATATTATCAGAAGAGTTTGTTAATTTCAAAAAGTCTGACAAAACTCCTGATGCTAACAATAATGAAAATGATGAGTAAACCGGAACCCTGAATATTTATTTAATGAAAGGAACATGAACATGAAATTTGATTTCACCAAGAACCGCAAAGTCGAGAAACTTGATGCTGTACCGCAAAACCTTCAAGCCTTCTACGAAGAAGTTGAGGGCGAAGACGAAGGTTTTCAGCTCAAGACCGACTCAGTCACGACCGCAGCGATTGCCGTCATATCTGGGCTCAATGGAGCTTTGACGAAGGCACGCGGTGACGTGGAAACAGCCAAGAAGGCCAAAACAATCGACCTAACACTCTTGGCAGATTATGGCGACACTCCGGAAGCGATTCATCAGAGTGTCCAGGCAAAGATCGAAGAGTTGACTGCTCAGGCATCAACAAATCAGCAAGATATTCAGACGAGAATATCTACGATCAAGAAAGAGCACGGCGAAGCATTAACAAAAGTGTTGGCCGAGAAAGATGGTTTGCTGACTGCTCAAAAGTCTCAGCTTCACAACTACATGCTTGACACCGCTGTCATGCACGCATCCGCTGGATACCAGGGACTAAATGCGAAGTTGGTTGCACCTTTTGCTAAACAGCAAATGAAGATTCAGGAAGTAAATGAGGTTCCTCAAGTCATTATCGTCGATTCGGCTGGCGAGCCTCGCTATTCCAAGAATGCGGATCGTGCCGGCGAATTGATGCAGGCTGATGAATTGTTGGCCGAAATGTCCGAATCCTCGGAATTCAAGCAGCTCTTCCCCTCACAGCAAGCTTCATCTGGTGGTGGTTCACAGACGCAGCACACACAAGTAGGTGTTCGCAGAAACAGTAATAGTAAGAATCAAACACCGGCCCAGAAGATCTCTGCTGGGTTAGGTGCTGCTAAAAAGAAGTAGAAATTTTCAAAATAATCGGACTCAGGAGCAGATTATACTTGACTTCTGAGTCCGATAATATTATAATACAGACTGAATGAGGCACTTGGCAAGGGCGACCCTGGCCGGAAACGCGATGTTTTCAATGTGCTAATTGAAAATTGAACCGTAACCGAAAAGGAGAATAAAAATGGCAAGTGTAACATTAGCAGAAAGTGCG